GGGCCCTTTCGGGCCCCAGTGCTTACGCACGGCAGATTATCCTCTGCTCACTGCACTGCTACTTACATGTAGCGGTGTCACGCCATACGGAGAGGCTCTTGCCATGACCGAGAAAGGTTTCTACAAAACCCGACTCCTGGATGAATATTCAGGAAAAGGAGTTAGTAGAACTTATAGCAGTGGTAATTTAATTAACACTAGCTATAGTTCCTACTCGATCGTGGGGAAACAGGTAACTGTTTCCGGAAGGCATCCTGAGTGGTTCACCAGGAAAGAGGTCTTAAAAGACATCCAGAAAATGGATGCCTTTGAAGGTAAAGCCTCTATCCTGAATTCCATTCGGGAATTGGACATTGGTGGGAACTTTTGGACCCAGAAGCAGCACTATACGCACGGATCTCCGATCTATGCGTGTGGTTCTGCGGGTTTCTTTGGTTCCTACTATGAGTATAGGGGACCGTTGTTTGCACAGTATCAAAATGTGTCTTCAACTAGTTCTGCATGGCAATCGTCCGCGCTGCCAATGAGCGATGAACTCGCTATATTGACTGCGAAGGGCGCTACTGCCATTGCAAGAACAGCCCCTACTCGTCCAAGTATGTCCTTGGTTACAGCCTTAGGAGAAATCAGGAACGATGGGATTCCCAAAGTTCTTGGTTTGTCCTTTCGAGGTATAAAGAATCTTCGCCAAGCGCTAAAAGCGGGCGGTGAAGAATATCTTAACGTCGAATTCGGATGGAAACCGCTTATAGCGGACATCCGAAAGCTGTGCCACAGTGCGATACAATCTGAAAAGATTATGTCGGACTATGAAAAGGGCAGCGGCCAGGTTATCGGCCGTAGTTACACCTTCCCTGAAGAGGTTAGTACTAGTATCGTGAGTATGGGTAAGACTGTTCCCAGTCCTGCCCTTGCTACTCAGATCTATACTAACTACCTTGGAGATCTTACGAAGACCGTTAAAACGGTCAGTAAGACTTGGTTCGAAGGACGCTTCAAGTATAATCTAGCTACGGGTGAAGACACTCGAAGTCAGATTAGGCTTGCAGCCTCGAAGGCTGAACACCTTCTTGGTCTCAGGTTAACACCTGAGGTCCTATGGGACCTTACTCCATGGACCTGGCTCACGGACTGGTTCTTTAACCTTGGTGATATACTTACCAACGTTACAGCATTCGGTACCGATGAGCTTTCGCTAAATCGTGCTTACATCATGTGTACAAAATACACAGATGTAACGTACGACCTAACCGGAATCGGTTTCGCAACCGGTTCGGCAGGAACAATCTCACAGACGTTTCGAACCGAAACGAAAATGAGGTTAAAAGCGTTCCCGTATGGTTTTGGCGTGACGTTTACGGCTTTAAGCCCTAGACAGATCGCCATTTTAGCGGCTCTCGGGATTACCCGAGGCCGTATGACTCCTTGGTAAATACACGCCAAGGAGTAAGGTAGTTAGCGGAAGGGACCCTACACGGGAACCTGGAAGCTAATTATCAATCCTTCCACCATTCGGTGGTTGGAAACTACCTGTATGGAGACTTGCCATGGCTTTTGCCGACCCACAAACCTTTACCATTAACGCAGTTGCTAATACGCTTCCGCGTATTAGCAGTGGCATTAACGTCGGTACCTTTCAAAAGGACGACGGAACTGTCAAAGCTAACGTTTCGCACTCTTATGGAAAGAGGACGAGACGTAGCCTGCGTTTGGACTTCCAGAAACTCGCTCCAAACCCGTTGATCTCGGCACAGAATATTCTATACTCGATGAGTACTTACATCGTGGTAGATATTCCAGTGACGGGATTTACGATTGCGGAGCAGAAGCAGATTGTAGATGCCCTAACCGGGTATCTCACTGCTTCTTCTGGTTCTAAAGTCACCCAGCTTCTGGGTGGCGAGAACTAGGGCCGCCTAATAAGGTGAGTCCTAGAAGTGGTTTGGTCACTCCAAAAGAGTGATTACTCGGGGGAGTAAACTACCCCCGATGTCGGTACAAAAGCTTTTGGCTAGGGACAGCTTACCCCCTATTAAGGAGGGGCTGTGAAAAGCCTGATGTCTCTTGTGCAGGATGTTCTCACTTCTGTGGGAACATGGTGTCGCGTAAGCACCACTCA